CTTAACCATCAATGCACCCAATCCGAGATAGCCTCAATTATGGGCATGAACCCGAAAACCTTGGCCACTAGGGTTCAGCGAGACTTTGGGATGAACTGGGCAGAATTCTCAGATCTTCATACGGGCCAGATGAAGCAGAACCTTAGACAGGCCCAATTTGAACTAGCAATTGAAAAGAAGAATCCCGTCATGTTGATCTGGCTAGGAAAACAATATCTTGGCCAGCTAGATAAGCCCGAGCCAAAGCAAGAAGATCGCAAAATTAATATAATATTTAATGACGCAAAGAAACCAGACAAAGAATAGGCCCTCCAAGCCCTTTTTATGGTAGAATGCATAGCCAGGCATGGACTTGTCAATTTTAAAGGCTTAGAATTAGAATATGGAGCTCTCTGGGGCATATTTAGTCAGGATCTTAGCCCCCTAAAAACCCTTCATGACCCCCTATAACCAAATAACAGGTACTTATGGACATAACGTATATAGCAGCATTCATAAATGGATTCACAGAAAATCGGATCGGTCCCGAAGAAAGCCGAAGGCTTGCTGAGGCACTGGCCGAATTTTTAAGAGACGATCGAATTTTTGAAACGTACAGTAAAGACCTAGAGGAGTTAGCGGATTGCGACTAGGTATGGCTTTATTGTCGTGGGGATGTATGTGGGTTCCAGATGTTCAAGAAAAATGTTTTTGGACTTGTTGCGTAATAGCTAAGGATATGATTGAATGGATTTAAATTTATCTTTACTTCCTCACCAGAAGCAGCTATTACAGTGTGAGGCAAAGAACGCCATGATGCTGGGCGGGATCGGTAGTGCTAAGACACACGCCCTAGTGCTCTATGTTTTAAAGATGGTAGCCGAGTACCCTGATGCTAACCATATGATCTGTGCCAATACCTATACTCAGCTTATGAACGCTACAGTAGAGGCACTGGTAAAATTTTTAAATCAAAATAAGATACCACACAAGCTAGTTAAATCAACCTCAGATAGATATATACAGATCCTAGATACTAAGTTTTATTTATACTCCTTAAAGAACTATGAAGACATTCGAGGGATCGAGGTTGGAAGTATTGTAGCGGACGAGGTCTGTTTTAGTAAAGAAGAGGCGTACAAAGTTATCAAGGGTAGACTAAGGGATACTAGAGGCCCCCTAGAATTCAGGGGCTTTAGTTCCCCTAACGGGTTTAACTGGGTATATGATATCTTTGGATTGGGCTCAGCCGATTCTCCAAACTATGCCGTTATTAAAGCTAAGACTTATGATAATATCTTTTTGCCTGACGGATATTACGAAGAATTGCTCCATGAATATGGTGGGGAAAAAAATCCTCTAGCTAGGCAGGAGCTTTTTGGGGAATTTGTAAACCTAACTAGTGGCAGTATTTATTGGGGTTTTAAAAGAGATCAACATGTAAAACCGACCGCCATGAAAGAGGGAGAAGTTATTTACGTCGGACAAGATTTTAACGCCGACCCAATGTGCGGAATATGCTTGCAGCATCGTGGAGGGAAATTCTACGTATTTAAAGAAAATGTTTTACCCGATTCAAATACATACGAAACAGCTCAATACTTAAATAAGATATTTTTTAATAACAGATTTGCCGTGATACCAGATAGCACAGGAAAGGCCAGAAAGAGTTCAGCAGTAAGAGGCGCGACAGACCTTCAAATATTAAAAGACCACGGTATACATGTTATGTCTACCTACAATCCTTTAATTAGGGACAGACAGAATAATTTAAATATGAAATTCAAGCAGGGGTTAATTCAAATCGACCCTAGCTGTAAAACTTTAATACAAGAACTAGAAACACTATCAAGCCGCGATAAAGAGGGTGAAAAAAGTCACGTAGCTGTCGCGTTAGGTTATGCTATTTGGAAACTTGCACCAATGAAGAAACAAAGATTAAGAAGTCGCTCTACCCAATTATAATAGAGCCTCAAGTTCACTGGTATTTATATGAAGGAGACGATAATGCCACACAGAACAATATGTCAGATATTAGAAGAGGTGAGAAAGGCTCACGAAACTAGCAACTATTCCTATCTACCGGGACTAGTTGAAGAGATACAGTCTGCGGCCAATCGTATGGAAGCAAAGCTATATGAGTATAGCGATTATAAGTGGGAATTAAAAGAAATTAAAAAATTAGAAAAGAGACGAAAAGACTTAGAAGAAAAAATAGAGAATTTAAAAAATGAATTGGATAAAAATTAAACAACTACTTTGTTGGCATAGATGGGCTACTGCGGTAAGTATCAGAGAAGATGGTTTTGTTGATTATACTACACAGGTTTGTTTAAAGTGTCACAAGCGGAGGAAAATATAAATGTTTACCCCTGAAAAGATTGAGAGGATTCTTGAATTTGTTCACGCCAACAAAAAAAGAATTAAAGAGGCAAAGGATCTATTTACTATAAACGAAGGGCAACTCCTCCCGTTTGTAGAAGAGGCAATGAATGAAGAATTAAGTGCAACGGCTTTTAAGCGAGCTAGAAATCGGATAGCTCCTATAAATATTTATCCTAAAGTGATAAATAAATTATCCACCCTGTATATCGAACCGCCCAGCCGCGTTGCAGTAGATGATCCTCAAGATGAAATTGTTACCGACACCGACACTAATCAAACTATTTTAGACTATTATAGTAAAGAATTTTCTATTGATCCTAATATGATTAATGCCCAAAAACAATTTAATGTAAATAGATATGATGCACTAGAACCTTTCCTGGATTTAGCTGATCCGCTAAACCCCCGGCCTAAGTTAAGAGTTCTACCTGCGCACCAATTTTTAGTATGGAGTGACGACCCAGTAGATCCAACAAAGGTCACAGTATTTATTAAGATTTTAGGGCACTTTAAGAAGATGGATAGCATGCTTCATGAGGGGCAAGAAATCCCAATGCAAAAAGAAGTTACAGTCTTTATGCTTTATGATAATGATCAAATTATTGCAATAGATTCAGACGGGGAGCCTCGACCCGAATTCATGCCTAAGGATGCTGAAGGGAACTCGATCATAGAAAACCCTTTTGGCACTATACCCTTTACATACATTAGCAATTCAAACTTTAGTTTGCTGCCCCTCCCCAACACAGACGATAAGCCTATGACAATCTTGGCTCCTATTATCGCGACGGATCTTAACTATGCGCACCAGTATCTATCACATAGTATTATCTATTCAATTGATGGGGAAATAGAAAATCTTAGTGCAAACCCCGATAGTATATGGCAAATTAAATCTGACCCCACGGCAGATGGGGCTGATACAAAACAAGCCACCATTGGGACAATTCGCCCAGAGGTTGATATCCCTAATGGCTTAAAATTAATGAAAACAGAAATTATGATTTGGTTAGATACAAAAGGAATCCGCGCCACGTCCGTAGGCGAACTGCAGATTGATAATGTCGCCAGCGGTATTTCTAAAATGATCGATGAGGGCGATACAACCATAGCCCGACGAGAGCAGGAGACATTGTTTAAGATGGTTGAAAGAGACTTCTGGAAGCTAGTAGGCATTATGCACAATACCTGGCTAGATTCAGGAGTAAGATTAAAGGAGACACGAAAGACTAGTGGAGACTTATTGGTTAATGTTGTCTTTCCAGAACAAAAGCCTTTGGTTAATGAGGAAGAATTAATTAGAACAGAGGTAATGAAGCTCGAGGCAGGCCTAACGAGCAGATCAAGGGCCGTCGCTAAGGCCAATCCTGACCTAGATATAACAGAGATCAGTAAATTAATCCAGGAAATCGATAATGATTCTAATTCAATCAATTTTGTTAATAGGCTTGCTGATTCTATGGGCGATAGCCCCGATGACGGAAACAGCGATGGTAGCGACGACGATACTTCTATGGATAATAGTAGCGGTAGTTAGTTAATATGGCCGAGCAAAGTTTTATAGTATCTATTCCGCCGGACATTAGTAGCTTCGATAGAGAGGTTCTAGGGAATAGAATAGTAGATTTTATTGTTGCAAGAACCAGGAAGGGGCTTGATAAAAATAATTCACCATTTACAGCCTACTCTACCTCGTATAAAGAATCAGAAGATTTTGAAATTGCTGGTAAAAGTAATAAAGTTAATCTAACTCTCACGGGAGATATGCTGGGAGAACTTAGAGTCCTTAGACACACCGTAGGCTCGATTACTATTGGTTACGAAGATGGGACAGATGAGAATCTTCGGGCAGAATGGATGAGAAACCCTCAAAGAAATTCCAAGACTGGATCGACCAGGCCCGCTAGAGATTTTCTAGGTATAGTCCAATCGGATATTGATAAGTTAATAGCCGAAACAATATCTATTACTAGACCTGAGGGTGAAAGTAGGGCGGCTAGAGAGGCGCGCTCAATACTGAATAGGATATTAAATATTACAAGGGAGACCTAGTGGATGAATTTCAATATGAGATTGATTCTTACACAGCTTATTGTCTTAGCCTTACTTATTTTTATTTGGGCGATATGTATAGAGATCGCCTAGAGGATCTGGCAATGGTATTTTCAATGGACGCTGTATCCGGACAGATCGGCATGATGTGGGAGGAAAACCTTGAAAGTCAAACTCAAAAACGCCGCAAAAGAGCTAAATAAGATATTAAATAAGGCATTAAATGAGATCCAGAGTGAGTCATTTATAGGAGAACTTGCGGATGAGTCTGAGGAGCTAGTCAGGAAACGTACTAGGCTGGGCTTTGGCGTAGATACTCCTGGAGGCAAAAAGAAGAAACTTGAGCCCCTAAAAGACTCTTACGTGCAACAACGAAGAAATAAAGTAGCATTTTATAAGGATAGTCAAAAAATAACCCATCCAATAACAAAGGTCACTAGGAAAATGACCTTAGGCAAGGGCACTAGACCTAAAAAATCTAATTTAACTAGGACTGGTCAAATGTTGGAGGAGTTAACGTCAAAGATTAAGCGAACTGCGGGCAGAATATTAATAACCTTGACCTTTAAGTCCTCGGAATCACGACAGAAGGCTGAATATGCCCACAAAGGATCAGAAAATAGAAAAAAGCGGATATTTATGAATTTATCCAAGGCCGAGGGCAATCAGATCATTAAGCGAGTGCGGGCCAAAGTTACTGAAATCATTAGAAAACTAAAATAAATTTATTTATAAATAACACATATTTACTATATAATTGTATAGATAGTTTGTAACATCTACCGGCTAGTAGCCAAAGGAGACGAAATGAGTGATGAGATTCAGAGCCCTGAAGAGGGCCAAAACGAGGAATTAAGGGCTGATGATCAGCAGATAGTATCTGAGCCGGAAGTAGAGGCTCCACAGGATGACTCGGTATCTTATGATTCATATCAGAAGTTGTTAAGGCAAAGAAAAGCAGACAAAGCCAAGGCATTAGAAATGCAAGCACAGCTAGAGAGTCTGTTAGAAGAGAAAAAGGCGAGAGAAACCGAAGAACTGAAACAACAGAACAAGTACGAGGAACTCTACAAAGCAACCCTTCAAGAAAACGAAGCAATGAAAGCGGAAAGAAAAGCGCAGGAAAAAGCTCTAGTGGACGAACACAAAAGAAGGGAACTAGATAAGGAACTCGGCGGATTATCAAAGTCGGATTACTTCAGGTTTGCAAATCTCGACAATATTCTCATCGCGGATGATGGTACGGTAGATTTAAATTCTGTGAAAATAGAAGCTAATAGATTTAGAAAAGAATATCCTGAACTTATTAGACCTTCTAGAAACGTAAATATTAATTCACAAGCTCCCAGTAATGATGGGAAGATTCTAAATAAACCTTCAGTTGATGCTAAGTCCATGAGTGCCGAACAACGATCTGCTTACAAGGAAAAGTTTTTAAGAGATCAATTCAAAAAGAACAAATAACAAAGGACTAACACATGTCACTAGACGCTGCTGAAGTATCAGAAGTATCCCTAGAGGATATTCTATTTAATGACGTCCAAGAATACCTAGCTGCTGAAGCTGTTATTGTTGGAACTATCACTGACCTAACAAGTAAAATTCAAAGAGGACGTAAGTCTGTTGCCATCCCTAGAACTAGTGGATTGGCTGCTCTTGACGTTAAGCAAGATGGAACAGACCAAGTTTCTTCTAACATGGGTATCACTACTGACGTAATGTTGCTTGATAAATTCAAAGAAGTACCTGAGTATATCTTTGAGCAAGCTGACATTGAGTCAATGGTAGATCTTAAGAGAGCTTATTTAGATGCTGCTCCTAAAGTAATGGCTGACGAAATCGAAAGAGATCTTTACGCTGAACTTAAGCTAGCTTCTGCTGCTGCTCCAGATCATATCCTTCAATTCTCTGAAGCTACTAACACTAGACCATCTTTAGCTGACATCCAAGCTGCTCAACAATTGCTTGATGAAGCTAACGTTCCTAAGACTGACAGATGGCTTGTTATGAGCCCAGCAATTAAAGTTCACCTTTTAGCTAAGCAAGAAATTCAAGACGCTTCTCGTTCTGGATCTAACGACGCTCTAGTTAATGGCGAGTTCGCTAGATTATTCGGATTCAGAATGATCGACACTACTAATGCTGATGCTGACGAAATGATCGCTTACCACAGATCTGCTTTAGCTTACGGTCTTCAAAAACAAATTGAATTCATTGAAGAAAAAGTAAGACGTCAAGGTAGAGAATTCATCTCTATTCGTGGTAAATACGGAACTAAACATTTAGATGCAGGTAAAAGAGCCGTACTTTTCAATAGTACAGGTGCTTAATCTGGTTGACCAGTTTCGATATACAGGGCGGGGTGCAATGCCCCGCCACTTTTAAAGGAGACTAATCAGCGTGGCAGTAGGAAATATATTACATTCACCTCTTTTCCTTACAGCATCCTCTGCTGAAAATCTCCATAAAGAAATGCTTAAAAATAATGCCAAATGGAATAGCGAATTTGTCTATTTCGACTTACAATTTGTAAAGGGGAAGTGGTACGCCTGGTACTACTTTGACCATAAACTTTTAAAAAATAAAGAAACTAGATGACAGTACCTAAATCGTTAGTAAGAACAGACAATGAAGACAATAAGTTTGTAAACGATAGCGATGGCTGCGTAGCGGTTAATACCGTCTCCGAAGTAAGTAATGATGCTAGTAACCCTATCCCGGTCGAAATTGTTGACGGCACGATCGGCGCTAACTTTGACTTATACGACGAAGTATTGGCAGTGGCAGGATCATCAACCGCAACGATACTTACCTATATGGTGCCTCTAGGCCAAACCCTAACCATGAGAGCCGCAGAGGTTAGCGGGGAAAATGTTGCTGAATATACCGTAAAAGTGGACGGGGTAGTCAAGGCCAAAAAGCGTAGTTACTGGGGTGACTTTGATAGGACATTTAACCTACAGGGCGTATCAGCCACAGCCGGACAAACAGTAACAATAGAAGTTAATAACTTTAGAAATAGTACTGGCGATTTTAATGCAACTCTTCTGGGGGTTGTATGAATTTAGAACTAGAAAAAAAGAAATTAGAGCGTAAGAAGGTGCTTGTTGCTGCAGATGAGAAACAAGTAAAGATATTTGAAA